GCTTGCGAGATCGCCCACTTGATGATGCCGCCACCAGCGTTCGATGGATCGTCAATGTCGTAGACAATCGGCGCAGAAGGGTTGTGCTCGTGAAAGTAGATCAGATCGACTGTTGCGCTTCCTGCATAGAGCGGAGGCACGCTCGCAAAGCGCACCCCTGTCGCGCATGTATCGCACAGAACATGCGCGCGAAAGCACGGGCCGTTGCCGCCGTTAAACAAGATGCCAACGTTGCAGTTCGACAAGTAGCTCCACTGCAGCACGAACAGTTCGCCAGCGACGAGTCCTTTGTCGAAACCGAACGACAAAATCCGTGTCGCTTGTGACTGACTCATGTTGACGAAACGCGGCATGACAAGACCTACAGTGCCGTGCGTGTTGCCGATGCCAGGGCCAAGAATCCCGACGTCCTCCAAGATCGCCATACCGGTCGAGTCGAGACGCAAGCCCCACGTTGTGTCGCCTGTCACGTCGAAGCGCAGATTCTTGATCTCAAGACGCACTTGATTCTGATTGCGCGGGTCCATGTCAGAACCGAAATAAGACGCAGCAGCGCCAGCGAGAAACGATGGACACGTGCCTGTGCCGTCGTTGCGCGTCGTCTTGATGATCACTGCGTAGCCGTCGGGCCCGTAGGTGCCCCACATCGGCGAGACTTCTCCTTGCAGTCTGATCACACGCGGCTTGTCGCTGAGCGCAGCTGCCAAAGGCAGTTTCAAGATTGAATTTGTCGTTGAATCGAACCCACCGTTGCAGAGGTATTGCGCTGCAGGACGCGGGAAAAACACCGTGCCGCCGCCGAGCGCGAACACGTCATCGATCGCGCCTTGAATCGACGCAGTGTCATCAGTCGTGCCGTCGCCTTTCGCATTGTAGGGCGCATCAAGCACGTTCTTGAATACGCCCGGAGTCCCGCCACCACTGCTTGGCGTTGCGTCGTTCAGACGTTTGAAGCCTGCCATATCGAGATCACTTTGGCAGCGTGCGTTGTTGAGCGCGAAGTTGTTCATGGTAGCCCGTATTTGTTGTGGAAGTATGCGTCGAGTCCGTCGCTGTCGTTCGATGAGAGCAATCCGCTGAAGATGCACGTCTCTGCAAGGTCTTGACTGCTTGCGTTCGTGGTGCCGTTGCCAGCCCCAAAGATGGGAGAGAACATGCCGTTCGTGCCAGCATTGCCTGTCAGCACTTGCACGCCATCAACGAAAACCTTGCTCGCTGCGCCGTTGAAGATCAGCTTGAACAGATGAAACGCACCACCATGATTCGCGCCACCACTTTCAGTGATATTCGTCCCTGCATAGATGTTGACTTGCCCGCCCGCTTGCATCGCGAACAACTGGCGATTTGCCGAGCCAGTTCCTTCGTCAAATACGAAGGTGCCTGTGCTGTTAATTTTTGCGAGCAGATAAATGGTGTTTGGCTGCAATGTTAGGGCAGTAGCACGACTCATGAACAGATTGTCATCCACCCCATCGTAACGTGTAACAGGCCTGCCATTGATGACATTGTCTTTGCAGATCGGTTGTTGAGCTGTCGTGGGTTGTCCGATGTTATTGCTTTTGCCGCTGTGATCATTAAGAGAGGGGATTGCTTGACCATCGGTATAGCCTTCGAACGATACGCTGGTCCATAATTCAAGAACTGCGCTCGTGATCGCATCTGGCGAAATCGGCGCGACCACTGGCGTGTAAGTGAGCGCAGCTGGATCAGCAAGCCCCCCGTTGTTCGACACGCTGATCGACTTCGCGCCGCCACTGCCGGGAGTGTAGGTGAACGTCGCAGAGTTCGCAGGCTGCAGCGTGACGCTTGCAGGCGTGAACACGCCAGAAGGTGCAGCACCTGGCACGTCTGTCGGCGTGATCGTGACGGGCGACGCAAGATATGTATTCGGTGGCAGCTTGACAGTGAACGGTGTCGACGCGACGCCAACATTGCCACCTGTTGGGCCTGACAGCAGATAAGTTGTTGCAAGCACTGGTGGCGGTGGCGGCGTTGCGTTCTGAATCTGCCAGTTGAAGACGTAGTTGCCCGAATCTGGCGCCCCACTCAGTAGCACGCGAAACCCAGACGAATCACGTCTCACTACAGTGCCAGGCACGATGATCAGCGGTGATGCGTCGACAGTGTTCGAGATCATCGAGGTGCCAGGAATCCAGTCGCCTGTCTGATCGTTGTCGAAGATCACGTCGATGTAAGACTGTCCGTTCACGAGAGGCGTCGTGCCATTGATGATAGTGGCGACGTCGCCAGGTGGGCCTTTGATGTTGCCGCGTTCAGTCCATTCAGGCATTAGCTTTTCTCCATGTTGCAGCGCTACCGTCTGCGATGAACTGCCACACGTCACCGTTCGATGTGTTCAGATACAAATCCATCGGCTGCACGTTCGCAGTCTCTGCAGTTGACGGGTCGCCGGCGCCTGTGAACCAGATGCTGCCGCGCTGCCCTGTCGCTCCGGGTGGTCCCGGTATGAGCACTGGCTCGTTCACGTGAGGGAGTTCTCCGACGACGCGACTCGGCGCGCCGAAGATGTTTGCTTGCGTGTAGGGCGTGTCTGTTCCATAGATGACGTTGTTGATGTTGAGTTTCAGCGTTGCGATCAAGTGACCATTGATCACGTCTGCGTCAAATTGAATGTCAGTGACTTGTGCGCGCGGCTCCCAGAAGTAGATCGCTTGCAACAGCACGACAGTCGCTTCAGCTGCTGAGCCGATTGGCAAGTCGACGATGCGCGCATCGACACCGAGCGTGCGCTCAAGTGCTGCGCTCCAGATGGGCGTTGCGACGATCGTCTTCACGTTCTGAAAAATTTCTTTGTATGAGATCGCACCGAAGTCGATCACTTCGAACGATTGCATGTTCAGCGGGATGCCGTCAGCGTCACGAAACGAGATGCGCCAGTTCTGCCCGAGTTCGACGTCACCGCCTCTGCCGACGAAGCCAGCAGGCGCAGGCGGTGCGAAGTTGCTCGACGGCATGTTGAGTTGATTCGCAGCGATCATATTGCTCCACTTCCGATGAAGCCAGGCACGCCGAACTGTGACAGCAGACCTTCTGCGAAAGGAATGTATTCCTTGAATGTCACGTTCAGCTCGACAGCGATGAGCTGCCCGCCTGGCAACCAGTGCTTGTGCGCTTCGCTCAGCTCAGTGATCACGAACATCGACAGACCAGGTCCCATCGGTTTACCGCCGACGATGAGCGGAGCTGCGATCGCGTTCTCGTGAAAAAAGTGCCACGCTGCAAGCAGCGGGTTCGGGTCACCGCACCAAGACGAGTTCAGATTGACCTTCATCTCGATCTCGATCAGATCGTTGCCTGCCCATTCAAGCAGCGGTTTGCGCAGATGCACCATGTGCGAGCCGAAGCGCCCAGAGTATTTGCGCTCGATCTCGTGAAAAGTCTGAATGCGCCCGAGAACGCGTCCGAAGATCAGTGCGCCGTAGATGCCTTCGATCATGACTTGATCTCCCTCGGGAGCACGCTTTCGAGCGTCTGTAGGCGCGTCTCCAAGGCTTTTATGCGATTCAGCAGCTCAGACTCGCGCTCAAGCGACGTCGTGTGATGTCCGTTGACGTCAGTGTGAACGCCGCTCGTCGTCATGTTGCCTGTGTGCGTGATGTCGCCAAGAATCGTGACAGGGCCTTCGAGCGTGATGCGGCTGCCCTTCAGATGAATGTTCTGCTGATCGAGAAACAGTGTGCCGTTCGGCGCCTCAAGGTTCAGGTCGCTGTCAGAATGCAGCGTCATCTTCGCGCCGTTCGTCGTGTTGATCGCGACGTCGCCCTTGTGATTGATCGTCAGCTTTTTCTCGTTGTCGAAGAGCACGTCGCCTTTGAGCTTCCACGTCAGCTCGCCTTTGCCGTCGTTCGCGTCGAACTGTATCGTCGAACCATCATCATAGATGACGTAGTCGAGCTTCGGGTCGCTCACCGGCGGTGGGTTGCTCGTCGAATAGAAACTGCCAACGACGAGGTAGTCGCTCGTGCTGTTCGCCATCTTGATCATCACGACAGGCGTGCCGAGTCGCGGAATCGCATACGATCGTTTCGCAGTCGACGCGCTCTGCAGCACAGGGACAGGCTTCGAGATCAGCGAGTCGCCGTTGTGATCTTTCTTGTCAGGCATGAGCACGCGCACGTTCGCGTGCTTGTCGTCGCATTCGATCTTCGAGACGAGACCGATCACGACTGCGTTCGCGAAGCGCGTGTCGTGACCTCTCGTGAAGTCTGAGTCTGAGAGAAGATTCTTGCGCGACATAGATCAATAGCCTTGAAGACAGCGTCGTGCTTGCAGCGTCGTCGTGAATTGTGGGCCGCACTTGTGCTCAGCGCTTTCGAGGAACCATTTCCCATCATATTTGCCGACGCCCGAGAGCGTGAACGTCTGCCCTGCTGCGACGAGCGGGTTGCCGAGCGCCATGTCGATCTCTGCATGCACCATGTCTTTGTTCTTGCCGCGCAGCTTGCTCTTCGCGAGTCGCTGACCGCTCGCTGATGGGCCTGATGCGTTCCAGTCGCCAACTGGGTCGCCGTCAGCTCGCGGCGATCGTTCACCGCCTTCGCTGTCGTCTTCCTCTTCGTCCTTGTCGTCAGTGCTCTGGTTGATGTTCGTGTGCCAGTCGTCGACAGCGTCAGCGTCGCCTGCGATCGCCTCTTCGCTGTGCATCTTCGCATTCGCAGGATCGACGTGCGACACAGTCGCTTTCTTTGTCGTGTCGATCAGCTTCGTCGTGAACTTGCCGCCGCTCATGCGATAAGACGCAACGCCAGCGAGAGGCGCTGCGTTGCCGTAGACGATCGCGAACTTCGGCGCGACTTGTTCGAGCGTCTCTTCGTCGAACATGACGATCACACCGCGATGCACTTTGATCGCGAGCTTCGCGTCTTGCGCGCGGTGCATCAGAAATTCAAGCGCGCTCTGCTCAGTCTGCTCGATTCGCGAGTAGGTCGGGTTGTAGTCGCTGCGGTAGTCGAGCGTCATCTTGTTCTCTGTCGCGATCTGATTCGCGATCACCTTCAGTGTTTTGTCATCCCAGCCGCGCACTTCGTCGCTCGCTTTGACGTGACAATCTGTCGGAATCGACGTCGCTTTGATCGTGACTGTGTGCTGCGGCAGCTCGAACTCGATCTCGTCAATCCATAGCCGCCCGCAGTCGAGGTTGAGCGCAGACGCGTTCGGAGAGAACCAGCGCTCTGCGATGATGCCGATGTCGAGAAAAGCGCCTTTGTCGGGCATCCAGTCGCTGATGAAGCGATCGTCGCGATCAGCAAGCTGCAAGTGCAAGTCGTCTGCTCTCTGTCCATCGCAGTTGTCAGTGTAAGCGAGATTCAGAAAGTAGGGCTCCAGCTTCGAGTAGTAGTCGATGCCGTTCATGACGATCGACGGACGAGCTGTGCGCACTTGTAAGATCATGGCGGTGTGATGATTTGCTGCTGCTGTCGTTCGATCTTCGTGAGCGTGAGTCGACCGCCTTGCAGCCGATGCTGAATGAAGTGCAGCAAGCTCTTCGACTTTGACACGTCGAGCGGCACAACATGTTGCACAGCTTTACTCTTGCCGAGTTCGCGCACGTAGACAATGACGACGACGCCTGCGACTTCAGCTCTCTTCGTGTCAGGTGTGATGATCGTCGTGCTCATGGTGTCAACGTTGCGATCTTCCAAGGCACGAGCGGAATCTCAGTCTCAATCTGTGCATCAGGCACGATCACGCCAACGCCCGCAGGGAACAGGCTGATGTCGCGCAGCGGATAGTTCGCTTCGATCAAGCGATACATCAGATGTTCATTGCCACGCTTGAAGCCGTAGACGCGCATCGCGATCGTGTCCCACCAGTCACCTTGCACGCTCACGTAGATGCGAGCAGCGAACGGCACTGCGAAGTGCGACACAGGCGGCGGCGCAGGCTCGGGCGGCGGCGTGAAGATGATGCGTGTGGATGGCTTAGGCATAGCCTCCTTCATAGCTCAAGCGACGCTCTTGATTCTGCGCTCGCGAGAATTGCTTGATGAAGTCACTCGCGAGATCGCGCAGTCGTGAATCCATTGCTCGTTGCTCTGCTTCTGTTGCGTTGCCGTTGATCGTGATGTTCGGCGTGAAGTTGAGCGTGTGCCCACCGCCGCCCGTGAGCAGTTGCGCAGCGCGCGAGCCGCGAGTCAGCGGGATGACAGCTTCAGGGCCCTTCTCTGCGAGCGTCGCGATCTGCGGCGTGTTCGCGATGCCGCCTTGCTGATATGCGCGAGAGTATTTGTAGGCAGCAGTGCTCGCCTCGCTCGGCTTGCGCAAGCCGTAGTAGTCTTCGCCGTGCTGCTCTTTGATCGCGCCGTGAATCTCGTTGATCATGCCTTGATCAGTGAGACCACCGAGCGCGTTTCTGCCAGCACTGACCTGATCGATCATCTCTTTCACTTGCAGTGAGCGTGCGTCGCTCAGACCTTTCGACATGACAGCGCTCGTCTCGCCACGCTTCCAAGGGCCATAGAAACCACCTTTGATCATGTTCTCTACGCCCTTGTAGGTGCCTGCTTGTTGCTCTGCGACGCCACGATTGACGAGCGCTTCGAGCACATTCTTCTGATCTTCAGCGCCTGTCGCTTCTGTCGCGAGCGTTGCTGACACGAGGTTGCGAAGCTCTGGTCGTTGCAACTCTGAGGTGATGTGTGCGCGCTCGGCCTGCACCATGCCTAAACCTTCTGGCGACAACGGAATCTGCGTCGCTGCTTTCTGCGCTGCAGCTGTAGGCGCTGCAGCTGATGCTACAGCTGCGCCTGCTGCTGCGCCGCCACCGCCAGCGGCAGCGCCAGTGCCGCCAAGCCATGTCGGTCGAGACTCCCATTGCTTTTTGATGTCGTCCCAGTAGCCATGGAACTGCTTGAGCGCATCTTCCCATTGCTTCGCGAAGCCGAACGTCCAATCGATCTTCGACCACTGCTCTTTCAAGCGCTCCCATTCGTTGATGATGTTCGTGATCTGCGTGTCCCACCAGTCACTGTAGTTCGCCCAAATTTCAGCTGGGTCTTTGAACTTGCTCTTGAGACGTTTCAATGCCTTGTAGAGTTCTGCGAGCTGTGTCGAGAACTGATACTGAGCTGGGACTTGCGGTTCGAGAAAGTG